AGACATGGATAAAGCCAATAACAGAATAGAGAATTTACGTGCGGCTACAAAGTCTCAGAATCAAGCAAATACATTGGTGAGATGCGATAGCAAGAGCGGCGTAAAGTGTGTTCGTTTTGACCGTAAACGAAACAAGTATAAGGCGCTTATACTTGGTAAACAAATAGGTAGGTTTAATACGGTCGAAGAAGCTACCGCAGCTTATGCCAAAGCGGCGGCAAATGTGTTTGGTGAATATCATAGACCATAGGAGAAAACGACAATGAACCCTCAAGAACTACTGTATGAAGCTGCAAAGATCATTGACCAACGCGGTCAGGGATATGGCGGAATCGAGAACAATTTCCAGCTTGCGGCCGATCTGGCCACGCTGCGTCTGGGGCGTGAGTTTCACCCCTACGAGATTGCGATTATCCTAGCCTGCGTTAAGAACGCGCGCGCTTTTGCGTCACCCACTCACATGGACAGCCATGTTGACGCGGTGAATTATGAGCTGTTCGCGGCGACGTTTGCCGAAGATTATGCGCAGGCGCGAGGTCTTCAGGATGTGTCGTATAGGGCTAAGAAAGATCTAAAGCCGGCACGTGCGGCGAAGCTGGCCGTAGTCGACGACAAGTCTAGCAACAGCGCTGTCGCGGGGGAGAGCGCTTAACTCTTTGGCCGCTTTGGTTTGGAGTTCGGCCGAATAGTCGACCAGCGGGGGACACCTGCTGGTCGACTGACAACCGCTAAAACTTGCCAGCATCAAGATCAGCGGCAGTTTCATCTTTGGTTTTAGGTTTTGCAACCTGCCCCCTTCAATCCTGATACTTAGAGCCGCCCGTGACGTTCCAGTCTTTAGCGGCGACAAGGCCCAGACCGACAAGCGCCGTCTGAAGATCATCCCAGTTCACCGTCTTCGTCTGCCATGCGTGCCACAGCACAGTGATAAGAGCTAGAATACCGCTGAAGGTCGTGTAGGGGTTATTGATAACCATAGGTTTATCTCCGTCTGATTTGCCGAACTAAGTCCTGAATCTGGGGGTCGCTTGTTAAAGCAACAGCAAGCATCTGGTTGAAACGGGCTTGGAGATCGTCGTCTTCAGGGGGAGCAACGGGATCTTGCGCAGCGATAAGGGCGGTGCGATAGGCATCCGCAATCTGCGCTATTTCTTTGGCGCGATCAGTCCCGTTAATGATCCGCCGCGCGTTGATGTAATCGCGCTTATTGTCGTTGATATAGTCGTCTAGTTTTTTGCCAGTGAACAGCCCTTTGGTCATGCCGTCGAACAGCACGAACAGCGACGATTCCCATTCTAATGCCTTGTCCGGCGTCTTGTCCAAACCGTATTTAGCGTAGTTGTCGCGCCAGGTTAGTTGCACGAGCCCGCGCCCGTAGTAGGGCCAGTAAGGCTTAGACTTTAGATAAGCCGTAGAGCCATATTCTTTGATTGGCTGCATTGTATGCGCCGTCTCCCATTTGACGGTCGCGAGGACATACGCCAACTGGTCGAGGCTGACCGTTGAATAGTTGATGATCTTTTCCATGCCTTCGACTTGGCCCTGCGACAGCTTGCCGCCGAACAGACTATTACGCACATCGTCGAAGAAAATCTGGAAATTCATCGGTCAGCCTTTTGGCTTAACAGATCACGGATGCGGTCAAGACGCTCAAATACTTGATTTAATGTGGTATTAAAATCTTCGCGGGTCACGTAACGTCCAGCGACTAGCACTTCAATAGATCCGACCTTTTCGGCCAGTTCTTTATCAGCTTCTTGCAATTCCTTAACCGCCGCCCAGACAGTGTTGAGCGTCCAGCCGCCCAGCACGCCGATCACGCCAATGGCCACATCGAAAAGAACCTGATACTCGACCATTACCGCCTCGTCATCGCGTTTTGATTTTGCTGCGTGCCAATCGCAATAGGAGCGACGGCTTTACGCCACGCCATTGATGGCGGTTTTTCTTTTTTAGCCAGCGCTTCGTTCAAAAGCTGACCTAACAGCTCACGATCTTTTACAAGCAGTCGCGCCGTCTCCACTTGCATCTGCTTTGTAGCAAACGAAGATATTTTATCCAGCACGGATTTAGTAATCGTCACCGCACGCGACATTGCGGCCGGGATCTGACCACCTTCAATGCCTTCCTGCGCGGCCAAATCGGCGGCGCTGGCAGTCGGACGAACTGACGCCAAACGCGCAACCTCTTCGACGCGGTTAATCTCGTCGACAAGAGATTTTATGTCTGTCAACTGTTCTGTAGTATAGCCGTCTAACGCCACAGCAATCTGTTTCTTAGGTCTTGGCGCGGTATCTTCGACTTGTTTGAGAACAGTCTGCGCGTTTGCCAGCCCGCGAATGTCATTAACGGCGTCTTTGCCGATAGCCATTTCAAGCGGCTTGGCGTGCTTGTCGAGATATTTGACGGCTTTCGCCGGCTCATTGGCGCGAATCATGCCAAGCGCGCGGTCTGTCACTTCTTTGCGCAGGGCTTCTCTGGCGTTAGGGCCGATCTGCCGCATAACATAATCCATTTCCGGCGCGTTTTTCAGCGCGGTGTCCACAATCTTAGTGGCGTCGGATTTGTTAAGCCTACGCGCGCGGGCCTCTAGTTCGGTTAGACCTTCGTTTATGCGCACGGCCTCTTCACGCAAAGGCGCGAGTGTAGCCTGCAAATCAATTCCGAGTGACGTGAGAGCCGGATTTTGCGCAAAACGATCTATGGCTTCAGGACGAATAAATCCAGTCGCCGGATCAAACGCGGCGTCGCGGACGCGGTTTATAATGCTGGCGTTAAGCGCGCCGCGCGCTGTCGGATCTTCACCAAATGTTCTGACAAATTGCTGCGCGTTTGTTTCGTTTTTTAACACCGCGTCAACAATATCGTCAGGGAGTAATTTAGTGACTCCGCGCGCGGTATTGTGCAGCATGTCGCCTGTTATGCCGTGTTTAACGCGCGGGGCGTAAACTTGGCCGTATAATTCATTAGCCCGAGCGTATCCGGCTTTAATTTCGTCGGGGATAGCTTCGGTCGTTTCAATAGCGCGGTTTAGACGACTAGACATTTCGCGAAGCGCGCTATATCGCGTGGCTGCCCCCGCGTCAGTGGCTTGCGCGGCCTGCGCGAGATCCGCATTGATACCACGACGAATGGCGTCGATCTGACGCAGCGTTGCAGTGGTTGGACGCGGCGGCCCAGGTTCGCCGTGATACCCCGCGCCTTCGCCCAGAGAAACCCATTCGCCCGGCGTCGGCGGCTGACGTAAAGATGCAAGTTCGCGCGCGAGCGGGCCTGGCGCGGTTTCAGGCTGATACGCAGTCAATGGCCTACCGAGAACTTGTTCGGCCATATTAACAACCGGCGTAATGTCGATACGTGCGTTGCCTGCACGCGTTATTGGCTCTCTATACGCGGGTTCAATGACGTTTTCGCGCAAATTCGTTCGGATGCCGCGCGCTGCTTCTTGAATAGTTTCACCTTGCGCTCTCATGCTTGTGGGTGGCAACTGTGTTTGAAGCGCTTGCCCAGCCGTCGTAAGTCGCCGTTCTTCGGCGGCTGCTGAACGAAGCAAATCATCGCGCACAGTCTTTAGTTTGGCGGCTTCAGCCGGCGACATCGTGTCGGCGCGCATCTTCAGGTTTTCGTCGATGTTGCGGATCTGCTGCTGTATAGCTGACAAACGCTGTTCTTCCAACGCAAACACTTCGCGGCCATAAGGCTGCGTAACATTCTTAAGTCCAGTCTCCAAACCGGCGACGGCGGGCTCAGATAGACCAGCCTGAACAGCGGCCTGCGAAGCTGTGACCGGCGGAGCGCCCGGCACCGGAGCAATCGGCTGCGCCATAGCATTTGCAAATTCTTGCGGTCGTGAAAGTTTAGACATTATGTTCTGAACGGCGGCTTGCTGCGGCTCTAGAACAGGCGCAGCAAAACGGCGCGTTGCACCGGTAAGTTTACCTGCCGCTTGACCAAATGGCATGACATTCAATACAGTCGATACAGGCGCTTCGCGAAAAGTCCCATAGGGATCTTGGATAAAGTTGCTAATGCCAGAAACAACGCCCTTGGCCGTTTCGGCCGGGCTCATTACGACGCGATTGATCGTCCGACTAAGTTCGGTAGGCGTAAGGCTCTGCCCGATCTCCATAAGATTTTCGGGGATCTTACCGGCGATATAGTCTAGTTCACTCCCGATAGTTTCCAGCGCACTAGGCGCCTTTAGACCTAAATGCTCAAATATTTTTTCGTCACTGACGCCTTGTCCGCGCGCCTTTTCGACAAGAGGATGGTCCATAAGAAACTTTTTTATGGCCTCATCGCTTACGCCTTTTTCGCGCGCAGTCTGGATCTTACCGTAGATCGCGTCGGTCATTTCTTAGCCCCGAAAATATCGGTAAGAATAGAAGTTTCATCAACTTTAGCCGGTTTACGCTCGCCAATGATAGGCTCACCACGTATCTGTTCGGCGGTCATCGGCGTATATTTAAGCCCGGCGCGCTTGGCTTGAATACGCACGACTTCATCCCACGCCGCCATGCGCTGATTAGGCTGCACGGCGGGGTCATTGATCTGAGCCTGCGCCCGATCCAACAGCCGCATATCCGCGTCAGACACGCCGCTACCCAATTTACCTTCGCTGGCCGCAAGTTTAATATTTTCGATAATAGTATTGAGCCGGCCCACATTTTCCATCTGCGGCGTCGCTTTACCCTTAAACGCGCCTTCTTTTTGCTGCGCATAAGCGCGAAACGCGCTGCTAGGCGTGTCGCGAATAAGATCCGCAACATGGTTCACATTGTTTTCGGGGTCGACGCCAGCGACTTCAAGCATGGCGCGCGCCGATCTGCGCTGGGCATATTCCGGCGTGCCCATTGGCGGCGTAGGCTCTTCAGCCGGTGCAGCCGGCGGCGGCGCGTTAGTAAACGCATTCTGCCCCGGCACAGCCGGCGTCATAGCGTTCTGAGGCATACGCATCCCCGGCTGTTGCGGAGCCTCAAGACGATAGCCGCCTGTAGCCGGATCGCGCCGCATAATATAACCTGGAGCCCATGAAGGCATTTGAGGCTGCGCGGCTTCGGCTTGCGCCAACTCTTTAGCACGTTCTTCAGCGATTTTTCGCGTAAAATCCGCATTCCGCATTGCGGTATCAAACAGCTTCTTATCGGGAAATGCATCCGGCTTAAACTTAGACGCAAAATGAGGGTCAGCGGCTTTGATGCGTTCGTAATCGTCAGACCATGTTTCAGGAGTGGCCTGAGACAAAAAATCCTGCGCCTGCGCGGTCTGTTTTATGCCAAGATCAAGAGCGGCGGCATCGGCTTTGTGAATAGCCTCCGTGGCTAAACGACCCTCTTTAGTTTTTTGAAAATCAAGATACTCACGCCGTATGCCAGCTTCAGGCAATTCAATTTCTTCGTATTTACGACGCGCTAAATTCTCTTGCGTTCCGTAATGACTGGCTAAAGCCGCCTGCGCTGCTGCCGAGCGTTGCGCGCCTAATACGGATAAACCCTCAGAGAGATTGCCGCTATGCACTAACGCGCCAACCGCTTCAGGCGACTGCACATTAAAATTAGGGTTCGTCAACACGCCGCTCAATGCACCCTGCATTTGCAACTCGCGCTGCAATTTTTGCATCTGCAACTGCGCAAGCGCGTTCTGCTGCTGGCGATAGTCCATTGACTGAAGTTGCGCCATCATGTTCACGGGGTCGTAGCCCCCGCCGCCGCCATACTGCGGGATCTGAGCGGCTATGTCATAACGAACGGGCATAGATTAAACCTCAGTAAAGGCCAAACGGATTCATCGCACCGGGCAACTGCATCGGCGCTGCCGAAGCAGCCTGCGTAGCTGCGGCGGTCTGCGGCTGCATACGGTTCAGAATACTATACGTCATATAATTCTGAGGTATAGTATTAAGTGCCTGACCCAGCGCGCCAGCGCCACCCATGTAGCTAGAAGCGCGGGCTTGACCCACATTCTCCATAGCCGTGCCATAAGGGTTAGCGGACGTAAGCGCCGCCATCGTCGGGATCGCGCCCGTGTAAGCTCCGGCCGTCGTCGCGCCAGCGTTAGACGCCATAGAGCCAAGGTTAGTCCCCGCGCCAAACCGCTGCGACATAAGGTTTGTGCCGACCTGACCAGCCAGCCCCGTCGCCGTGCCAGCCGCGCCAGCGCCAGTGCCAGCCAAGTTCTGAAGCCCCTGCGTAGCCGCTGCGCGGTTAGCCATGAAGCGATTATAGGCGCTCTGATATTCTTGGCTGGCCATATCCTGACCAAAACGCTGGCCGGCTTTCAGCGCCGCTCCAGACCCACGCATACCGGACGACCCAAGCGTCGACTCCATAGCGCGCTGGCCCTGCTGCATACGAAAAGCATAGCCGGGGTCCATTTGAAGTTCTTCAAACGTCGGCTGTTGCGTATACGCGCCGCCCTGACCAAACAGCGCTGCGAGCTGGTTTGTCGCGCCGGCGCCGGCGGTCATGTAGGGCTCTTGGAAGCCTATGCCTTGGCCATAAAACTCACGGCCAGCCGCCTCACCCTGACGCGCCTGTTCTAGCAGGTCGGCGCGGCCCTTGCCGTAATACTCACCAGCCGCCGCCGCGCCACGTTCGGCCATCTCGCGGGCCTGTTGCTGCGCCTGCTGCTGCGCGATTAGGCCAAACAGACCCGATGTTTGCGCCGCCTGCTGCTGCGCGCGACCGGCCTGTTGAGAGCCAAGATAGCCAAGACCGCCTGAGACTAGGCTGGTCCCGCCAAGTAGAGCCATTGTGATCGGGTCCATGATCTAACCTCAGGTCTTGATAATGTAAAGAATGCCGTAGTTCTTCGGCTTTGTTTCGGTGCCGCCGGTTGTCGACGTGGCAACCGTAATGCTCGCGTAGCCGGTGCCAGAGCTAGTAGTGCCTGATCCTGTCTGATAGGTCGTGCCGCCGGGGCTCAAACCAGGTGAAGCAAAAGCACCTACAGAATGCGTATGACCGCTATCGGTCGCTGTATGGTTATGGTTAAGATAAGTGTCCGCCGCGTAGGCACCGACTGATGGACCGACCGCACCGCTGGACGAGCCAGTCGCGTTAGTGCCGGTGCCGCGCAAGAACATGCCGCGAAGATCAGGGAGGTTAAATGTCGTCGAGCCGTCCCCACTGCCCCATGTCGTGCCGATAGCGGTAAAAAGCGTCGCGTAAGTCGACCGTGATATGGCCTGCCCTTGACAAGCCAGCCAACCGCTAGGTGCGGATGTACCCGCAAAAGGCGCAATAATACCGGCCGGCGAACCTGTCAGATTATCAACATAACCTTTAGTAGCGGCCTGTAATGTAGTCGTAGGAGCGGCGGGCAATACAACGGGGACTGTTGTAGTCACATCCGTAGAATTTCCGGTGACTATAGTAACGCCATTAGCTTTAACGACTAAACTGCGGTCGTCTTTAACGTCAATAATTGAGTTAGAAGCGTCAGCCGATATGACAGTCCGTGCAGTGCCGCCCGACGAGAACTGAATTTTACCGCTGTTATCAATATCGAGAGCTTCGGCCGGCGCAACAGTGCCAAGCCCGACATACCCCGATGAGTTGATGACAAATGGCGTCGAGTCAGGATCGGCGCTGTCTTGAACGCGCATAACGTCGCCGGTGCCGGTCTGCGTGACTTTGAGCGCCGGGCCAGCCGAGTCAGTTGAGATTGTGACGTTGCCAGACAGAACTGGCGACAACGCCGTCGTCGGCGCGGAAATATAATCGACCGTCCAGATCTCAACGTCATTAGCGTCGGTCAGCGTAAACTTATACGTTGACTCACCAAGCCAGACATTCGCTTCACCGCGAGCGTCAAGAATAACTGGATTGCTGTTCGCTGTAGCGCCCGAGCTGTCAGTGTAAGACGCCTGCGGTGTCGTCGTGCCGGCGACGTAAGTATAGAGCTTACCGCCGGCCAGAGGAGCGCCGGCGGCGTCGATGAATTGCGTTTTAGCTGTGGGCGTTACGACGGCCATTTATCCACCTACAATACTAGTGACGGTCAGAATGACCGAAGGAATCGCGGGGACATTCCCCGATGCAGTAGTGGCCAATATTGAGACGTTCGTATTCGTCGTTTCCCAATACAGCTCAAAATAATCGCCTGCGGTTAGACTTACCACGAAATTCCATGCCGCGACATAGGCATTACTAGACCCCGATAATGTAATCTTCGTGGCCGAATCGGGCACATTCGTGCCGTTGACGCTTAACCATATGTAAACATCTTTAGAGCTGGCATTAGTACTAATAAACTGCGCCGAGAACTGTATGTTATATGTACCTGTATTGTCTACATAAACACGCGAAGTAGGTGTTCCTATATAGACACCATACTGTAATGGGCCGTCATTAATCTTGGACGCGACGCTGTTTAACGTCATGGCATAGGCTGTATTAGCCGCCGCCGCCGTTTGCGTGGTTGTATCGTAATATGATCCATAACGTCGGCCGTTTTCGACCGACACATACATATTATAAAACCAGCGATACCATTCGCGGGTGACAAAATCTGTCACCTTGTCCCATATCGGGACACGCGCCGCCGGTATAAGCGTATTATTATCAGGCATTTGTCGGGTCCATTATGAGTTCTGCGCCCATAATGGCGATCTTGACCGGATCAGTGCCTGATATTTCATATACACGGTCGCGCAGCTTTAGCGTCATGCCAAGCCGCCGCCAGATCGTGCGATAGCCTGTGCGACCAATTTGGCCCATAGACTTCCAGTGTTCGTTCGACCACGTATGGCCGCCATCATCCGACCAGCGCAGCATGACGTTAGCGTTCGCGCCGACGGTTATGCTGTAGTTCTGATAATTACGAATCCGCAGCGCGCTACCGGCGCGATCAAGAATAAACTCATTGTTGCGGTCGTAAATATAGGTGATGGCGTTATATTCAGCCTGCGTATAGCCTTCCAGCCCTACGCCAGCTTCACAGTCAAGTTGAAGACTATGCTGCGTTGTGCGCTTCAGATTGTTCTGGCCAGTCGGCAACGCGCGCCAAGACC